TCCTTGGTTTTATCTTATGAAAAAATTACTATTCGCACTATTGCTTCTACTTAACTTAGAAGTAAGTGCACAAAGAGACAGTGTACTAATCAAGACTCCTATATACTCTTGTGTATACTCAGAAGTTCTCCAACAGCCTAAACGTGTATGGTATACCGTACAATGTCCTACAGGAAGTTATCCTCGCAAAGGAATGGACTTCTACACTAACGATAGTGTAAAGACATCAGACGGAAAAGACTATGAGAACAACGTGTGGGACAAAGGACACTGCGCACCAGCAGCTGACTTTAACTGTACTAGAGAAACCCTATGGCAGACATTCTCTTACTTAAATTGTATTCTTCAGCATGAGAAACTTAATAGAGGTGCATGGAGATTACTAGAAGCATATGAAAGAGAGTTAGCCAAGACAAGTAAAGTAGAAGTAGAGATAAGAGTAATTTATGGACCGAAGGCTGCCAAGTTGCCCACAGGTGCAACTATTCCAACTGCGTTCTACAAGACAATTAAGTTTGGAAATAAGAAAGAAGTCTATTACTTTGCAAATGAATCACCAGTTACTACGGACTTTACCAAGTATAAGGTGCAGTAAAAAGCATTGTTATGATCAAGACAATCCAAGAAAAAATCCACGAGTATTATTTAGAGTCGGAAAAAGACGGACTCAAGAATAATAATACAAGGTCAAGAGGAGAGTACCCAAATGCTCTACTTATTACCAAAGAGCAATATAAACAAACCTTAAAGGATATGTTTAAGCTCCAAGATGATATATCTGATTCAATACTTATGGAAATCAAGATAATGTCTATAGAAGGTCTCAAAGTAATCATTGCAGATTACGTAGACGAACCTAAAGTTATCCGAATGACGGAAATAAAAAACCCCTCGTGAAGAGGGGTTGATCAGTTGAACCTAAAAAATTAGCGCAATGTTTTAGGCAAAGCAATCTAGCATTTGTGCTTTGGAGAGAATAGTCAACTGATCGTGGTCTTTGATGAAGTTTTTCAAAGTTTCTACATCAGAAGGATCCAATTCCAATGGTTCACATGCATGTAATTTCAATGCCCATGCCATGTACTTCAAAGCATCTCCCTTACTTGAAGAAACAAGCATTTGAGCTACAATTTTACCAAGGTTAGAACCTTCAATTTCTTTACCGTCTAAATCTGTAACGGCTTTGTTTAAATCAATTTTTTTCATATAGGTTGGTTTTTATTTTAGTTATTCTGCTGACTCTTCTTCGTTCAACTCAACAAAGCCAAGTTTAGCTAGTGCCCAATTAAGTACATAGGAGTCATCATTTCCCCAAGCTGCATACTCTTCTGAAGTCATAAATAAGTTTCCATCAAGAATACTTTCTCCTGGAATTTCAGTCTGAACTTCATCAATTGCGTAAGGAGCACCTTTCTTAACTTCCCAATAGAAAGTAGGGCTAGCCTCACTAGATTTTTTAATATCTAAATTTAAGCATTTAATTGCAAAGTATTTGCCTGTGCCTTTACTTGGAACAATTACATCTTCAATTTTTATCATAGTACAAATATAATGTTTAAAGTGAAAAAGTCAACTTACAAAACATTCACAATAAGTCCATTTTGTATATCCAAAGTCTGCATTCCTGGAGGGTTTGTAGGGACTGTAAACATTCCTGTAAAACCTCCTCCACCTGACGAACCATTTGCAGCAGCAGTAATTCTTCCCTTACTATCAATAGTTATGTCTGCATTTGTGTATGCTCCAGGAGTAACAGAAGTATTTGCTAAAGTAACTGCAATTGAGGTAGTACCTGACCCAGTAGCATCCCCTGACAAAGTAATACTTTGGTTAGCAGTAAGTCTTGCGTTAACTTGTCCTTGTAATTTTTCAAGTGCAACTTCCAAAGAATCAGTATTTAGTACAGTACTGTTTGCTCCTGTTACAAAACCAGTAACAACCTGAGCGTAAAAATCCGTAATACCATATCCTGAAATTGTAGTAGGATTTGTTCCTGCAGTAGTTCGTCCTTTAGCGTCTACCGTAACAGAACGATAGGTTCCTGCTGTGACTCCACTATTAGCAAGAGTAGTTGTTATTCCTGTAGCACCAGACCCCGTTACATCGCCAGAAAGAGTAATAGTTTGATTACCACTAACGGGAGTAAAGCCTAGAGCAGTAGTTACATCACTACCACTTAAGGTTACTGCTCCGACTCTAGTGTTAAAACTAGTTACCAAATTGGCTGTATTAAGTCCTAAAGTCACATCACCTGTTCCTGAGTCAACCCCCGTACTACTGATAGTAAGAGGGGAATTGACTAGTACTTTAGTAATTAACGCTTGAGTTGTAGTAACAGTGTTGATGTCTACTCTACGTACAGAGCCGTCTTCTATTAATGTAGTTCCAATTTGAGTTCTAGGCATGATTATTTCAAGTAATTAATTCTAATTTTATCTGTAGGTGTAGGCACGAACAAGAAGGTAATTGTCAAAGGACTTAAGTTACCTACAGTGTAATCATTACCTGCGCCTGGCTCCATCAATACACCGTTCAAGTATACTCTTTCAGAACCTGCGATAGCGTTACCTGTACAAGTGAATGTCGTAGCTACTCCGTTAGGAGCAGGACTTGGAGTTTCTCTTACTACAAAGTTACTACTATTCATAGTTCCTGCAGGCAAGTCACCTGTAGACAAAGTAGTACCAGAAGTCACACGACCCTTAGCGTCAGTTGTTACTTTGGTGTAAGTACCAGCAGTTCCTACAGAAGCAAGAGTCACAGTAATAGCGGTTGTTCCACTACCACTTGCATCACCACTCAAAGTAATTGTTTGGTTGGCAGTCAAGTAGGTAGAAGTATCCAAAGACCAAGTATTCGCAGCAGTCTTTTTCAAGAATCCAGAAGTACCAGCCAAGGCAGCGATTGCGTCTAAGTCAGCATCCCAAGCTTGTACGTTGGTTCCGATAACAACTCCCAAAGTAGTACGACCAGCGGCAGCATCGGCATCGTCAATCAAAGAACGACCAAATGCAGTCAACGCAGACATCGCAAAAGTATCTACACCTGTAGCATAAATCAACTGATTAGCGGCTGTGGTCAAACCAGCAAGAGCGGTCAAAGTGGCATCTAATCCTTGCTTATTGTTCAACTGAGTTTGGATAGCAGAAGTTACGCCTGATACATAACTAAGTTCAGCAGAAGTCACAGTAGATACGGCAACTTTACCAGAACCATCTGATACCAAAGCACGAGATGCGGTCAAGTTAGAAGTAACTATTGTAGAAGCACCACCTGTGATAGCGGATTGAGCACGAGCGTTCGTAAAGAATAGGTTAGTAGTACCCTCTACTAAGTTATCAGTAGTTCCAGCAACAGCAGAAGTAACCCTACCATAAGCATCTACAGTAACTCTGTTGTATGATCCTGCAGTAACACCTGAAGTTGCTAAGTCAATGTTATCAGCGTTAACAACAATACGAGAAGAAGATGCAGTTCCTACGTCAAAAGTAAGACCCGTCTTAGTAAGACCGTTACCTGCTTGGAAGTCAGCAGCTCCTGCAAATTGGTTAAATACAATTGCTGTTGAACCGATTGTTATAGGACCAGGAGTACTTTGAGTCCAGCCCGTAGCCTGTAAGGTAGTTCCTGCAGTTACAAAGTAGAAAGCGTTTATTAACTCAGAACCTGCGTCAGAATCTGCTGAACGTGTCCACGCACCTGCCGAAACATCGTATACACCATTCTGTGTGGTTGTAGTTTGGTTCTTTACAAGTACACGATCCCCAGCAATCAAAGCAATACCATCAATGGTTTGTGTACCACTCAAAGTAATGTTAGCAGTTGTTGCTGCACGTACTGCAGTCTTAACGCTCAAACCTTGAGCAACTGAATCTACGTATGCTTTAGTTGCAGCATCTGTTGTGTTAGTCGGAGTACCTAAACCTGTTGCTTTAAATCCTCCAAAGGATTGATCTGCTGTAAAGGCTACAGTTCCATCTTTTTTAGTGAAGTTTGCACCATCAGCCAACTTCGAACTGGCGATAGCAGCAGCGGCATCGATGTCCGCATTCACAATCGTGAGGGCATCGAGTTGGGATTTTTTAATTTTAGTTATTGGCATGATGTTTAGATTTGGTATTCGATTATAATAAGGTCAGTTGATACTGGTGGGTTTGTGAAAGTTATTTGGTTTGTTCCTGTTTCAATATAGTCGTATCCTGCACCACGAGTTAGTCTCTGACCATTTAAGAAAACTCTGGTTGTATTTACGATAAAGGTTGCACTAGTTGTAAAAAGGACGTTAGACCCATTCTTCAATCCTACTATATTGTAATCGTAATCTATTACAAACTGAGCACCTATAGGAGCAGTCGCATAGGTCATCAATCCTGTAGAAGAGTTGTAATAGACTACATTGGCAGTAGATACGTTGGCTAGAGTTGCGGTAAATGCTCCTTGTACTCTTGCTGTTCCATTTACATCTAGTTTGTATCCTGCGTCTGTGGTTGTTCCTATTAAAAGATTACCATTAGGATTAAGTGTGAGTAATGTGGTATTATTTTGAATTACTTTAAATAAGTTTCTAGAACCACTACTAGTGTTTTCAAATATGAAACCATCTATACCACCATCTGGAATAGCAGAAGTAAATAATACAGGTTGATTTGAACTACCTGCTAAAGTAGATGGTGTTTGGTTTCCATAATTATCATACTTTGTAGAACCAGGTGTTGTAATTTTGCTTACTAGTCCGTTTCCTAAGGATAAACTCTTATTAGTATCACTAGGAATTAAATTTATGTTTCCACTAGAGTAAATATCTCCACCTGTTACGCTTGTAAACTGAATTCTTCCGTAGTCAGCGTATCCTGGTCTTTGGGTAAAGGAAATATATCTACCTGCCACATAAGCAACTCTTAACGCAAGATTAC